AATACAATCAATTCTGCTGCTCTTATGCTTCTTTCATCTTCTGCCTTTCCACCTCTTTGCCTTCTTTGTGTTTTAACGCTGTATGTGGCTACAATTCCTTTTCTCTGAACCCATTCCAATATAGCATTAAAAAACTCTGACATTGTGCCTCCTGATGGCCCTTTAAATGTTGCAGCATAAGCCTTCCAATCTGATGGCAATGATGATACATATTGGCTTGCAAATTTCCTTGTTCCAAACTCCACATAAGCAGCATATTTTGATGCAGCAACAACAGAAGCAAATCCTTTACCAAAATCAGCAGATATTGAATTTTGTAAGAAACCAGTATCAGAAGAGTTTGCAGAAACAAGTTGCTTTGCATCGAGAGCAGTTCTGTTTGCCCAATCCTTCAAAGCAGCATTGATTTGTATTTCCTTGCGCTTAGAATAACTTGCAACCTTGCCTTGCAAAGAATCTATTCCTTTAATCTCTATTCTTATCATCAATAATAAATTACTGTTGCTGTTTCATCAGGTTCAAACTGAATACCAAAAGTAAATTCACCGGTAGTACTATCAAAATAAACTTGCTTTCCAACTGGATTTGAAGTATTAATTACTGTTTGTTGCAAACCATCTTTAAAAACAGCAAATGCAGTTTTACCAATTGTTTGACCTAATGTTATTGATGATTCACCACCAATACCAACATAATTTGCTATTTGAATTAAATTTGTGTCCACTGGCGTATCTCCATTTATGTTTGCATCAATTTTAGAACACTTTAATACTTCGTAGTTTCTTGAGTATTCGTTGTTAATTGATATACTGTTAATAATATAATAAGAGCCTTCATATTCAATAGTGTCATTAGATCTTGTAGGTCTATCTTTTTCATATCGTAAAATTATGGTTGTATCATAATCCCATTTGTTTTGATCGTATTGAGAATTGATATTACCTGACCTCGTATTGTACATATCAAGATTAATCCAATTGCTTGCTCTTACTTCTGCCCATTTATACCAAGAATCGGCAATAACTGCCTCCAATCCTCCAAACTCATTTTGAGTATTTGCCCACCTATTTATTTTAACCCTTCTTGAAAATTTATATAACACGACTTAATGGTTTTAATATCATTTCACTAATTGGGCCAATATTACCAACCTTTGGTACATTCTTATCGTAAATATGGTCTATTGACATTGCTCTATTATCCCAAAGATAATAAACTGTGTTCAATAAAGCTGTTTTAAGCCGTTTTGGAAGCACTTCGTAACCAGTTACGTATGTTACCACCAAACCATCTTCTTTTGGAGTTTTAAGGCTTTTAAATAGATTGCCTGATAAAGTGTAATCATCATCAATTTCAAGCGTATCTCCATCTGCATTTTTTACTTCCACAATCTCAATTGTTGGGCCGTATGGAAGCAAAATATCTCCATTAGAATTATTTAATGTTGCAACAATGTTATGAGGCACAAATCCAATGTTTGTGAAATCTTCGCACATTTCCCTTGCAGCAGTAATCAACTCGGTAAGAATGGCATCATCAGTACTAATATCAATCTTACAAAAATCTTTGGCTTCTGAAAGAGTTACTGGTTCAGTTATTTCGCCATCATTAAACTGAACATCTAATACACAATTATATGATACCATTTTTTATTTATTTTAAAAAGCCCCACCCATTGTGGGCAGGGCCTTTCCGTTATCTACTATCACACACCAAAAGATGAATTAAGCTACGTTACCAAGATCAACATAAATAGCTGAAGTAGGCAACATCAAGTTAACTTCTTCTTGACACTCAATACGAGCAGTAATCAAGTTTTTGGTAAAGTTATCGCTATCTTCCATTGAGAACTCAACAGTGATTGCTTCAGTTTCAACTCTCTCAAGGTAATCAGAATCAATGATAAGAATCTTATCATCAGTTGCCCAAGAAGCAGAGATGATAGGAGTACCATTGATAGTAATTGCACCATTTGGAGAAGAAACAACACCACCACTACCTTGATAGTAACCGTTAGTGTAAAGCAACTTATTCAAACGAGCCATTTGGCTTGGGTTAACGATTGCATAAGAAGCATTAAAGTTTGCATTAGCTTGGTTAGCCAATAAATCCATAATTGCTTTTATGTCATCTGTTTCAGTTGTAGTAGTTGAACCAGTTGCAGCACCAGTTACACTTGCCCAGAACAAAGCGTTCTCTTTCTTATAGAAATCTCTCATCAACAAACGAGGAAGAGTAGTTTGCATATAAGGAAGTTGCTTTGCCATTTGCTTTGAGAAACGAGCAAAACCAGCGATGTAGTTCTCAACAACTTTAACTTCAGTAAAATCGTAGTCAATCTGACCTTTAGATGCACCTTCAGTTTGTTGAGCCAAAGCACCTTCAGAACCAGTTTCACGATATTGAACATACAAACCAGTTGGACTGATTGCAGTTGACATCAAATCTCTGAAGTTAACTTTCTGTGCAGGCAATATTGCTTGTGTTGCGCTGTAAGATGCTACACCATCACCAGTAAGGTTAGATGACAAAAGCATATTACCAACAGCCTTCAATTCCATTCTGTATGGCTGTCCTTTTTTTACTCTTTGAATCTCATCAAAATTCTTCTCAAGACCTTCTTGGAACACTTGTCCAAAAGATTTTTTCTCTTCCACGTTGTTTGATTTAGTTGTTTTTACTCTTGTTTGAAGCAAATCAAATCCTTTTAGGATTGCAGCTTGCTCTGATTTCAATGCAGTCAATTCATCAGTCATTGACTTTATGCTTTCTGCGCTATCATTAGAAGCAGCAAAAGCATTAATCTTCTCATCAATAGAAGCAATTACTGATTTCAATTGGTCAGCAATTTCGGACTTCGTTTTCTCGTTGATTGAAGTTTCAAGGGCAGATTTCAAACCCTCTAATTCGTTCATTAATTCTTTCTTATCCATTTTTAATTTTTTGGTTTAGGTTTAGGGTTACAACTCATAGCAAATTCACGCATAATAGACAATAAATCTTCTTCATATTCCGGCTCTGTGGGAAACGAACCCGGCAGAGTGTCATCTTTAGAATTTATATCTATCAGCAATTGAGTTAATTGCTTTGAGTGTATCAAAAGTGTTTGTATTGATTCATCTGTTGCATCTGTATTGCGACAGAATTTCTCAATGGCTTTTTGTTGTGCAACAATCAAATCCACATCAAAGCTATCTTTAGATTTCAATGATGTTAATGGAGTTAATGGATTTGCACCCCACGCAGTTAATGAAGATCCTTCGTACAATTTAACTTCAGTTATTTCATACCATCCACCATTTGGATTCTTCAAGTATTGCTCGTATGTCTGCAATTGATTGCGCTTCATGATCTGAAATCCAATTGAATGTTCAGTTATCAATCCGCTTTCAATCATTTTTATAAAATCTTGTCCTAAAGCGTGTGTGCCTACTTGTGATTCGTATAGCAAACCAGTTGAATCCTCTTTCAATGACTGCAACACACCTAACGGTTGTGATGAGTTGTGATTCAACAAATGCTTTATTCTTGGCAATGGAGAATTAGGGCCATTTTCTTTAATGCTCTTCTTAAAAGCACCCGGCTTGATAATATCACCATCACCATCAACATTATTAAAATGCGAAAAATAACCGGTAACTATACCAAGCTTTCTATCAGCATCGCTTATTGATGCCTTTCCGTTAAAACCCTTATAATTATAAATTTTTTCCACGATTTAAAATTACTATTTATTTTTATTAAAAATCAAAATTTTTTTTGTTATTTTGTATTAAAAATTATCATGGATTTAGCAACTGGCAAAAATGTTCGTATCTCAAAAGAGGTTTACGATATAATGAAACAAAAAATGGATCCAAGCTACAAAATATCACGTTTTGTTGAAAGAGCCATTATTGAGAAAATAGAAAGGGAAAAGAAAACCGAAAAAGTTGTCTATTTCGGCAACACCCCTATTGCCTCAAGATAATATTCCCATTCGCATCCCTCTTTGCAACATAACCAACAGTACACCTGCAATTGACAATCTCAAATGCTGGAACTGGCAGTCCATTAGGTTGTGTCCTTGCACCCGGATGCATCATTTGTGCGCCACCAACAGTAAATGGTAGGTTTATATCAATTGTTGTACCATCAACTGCGCTGTGATCATGCCTTGTTCTTTTATCCTTTACAGCAATCCAAGTTTTGTTCATTTCCATTCCTGATGTGTTGGCATAAATCTGCGCAGCAGCATTTGCTGCCGTTACCACCTCTGTTCTTGCTATTCTCATTGCCCTCATTCTATTAAATTCAGGATGTGTAGCAATTATATCAGCAATCTCAAGCGGTGACATATTTTGTTCATTACCACGAATTAAAATCTGCGAAATTACTTCTCTGCTGTATTGTGTCATCCATTCTGCGTAATTCAACAAATCAATACCAAAGTAATCATTCAT